TTATTGGAAGAAAATGAAAAAATATTGGCTTGGGCTGAATTTATTAAGCCTGACGCGCCGGAGATAAATAATGAATGATTATCTCTGTCACTATTTCTATTTCATATGGAAACGAATGTTCAAGCGTTATGTTGTGAATATACTAGCGTCACGCGGCGCTAGTTTATCAGAAGCAAAAGAAGCGGCTGAGTGCGAAATCGAATCATATTCTAGAAAAGATGGAGACTGGAAATATATTCATCCGCACGATGCCGCTAAAGAATCATTATCATATTGGAGCAATTAGAATGAAAAATAAAGAAATATTAGAGCGATTCAAGAAATTTCATTGAAAATAAAGTAGGGTTAATCATGGCAGACTTCGGAGGTAGCAATACTACAAAAGAATTACGAGATAAGTGGCAAACCCCGATTGAGATATTTACAGCATTAGATTTAGAGTTTGGTTTTTATTTAGATGCTGCCGCTAATATTCAAAATACATTGTGTGCTAATTATCTCACGGAACGAGATAATGCACTTGAATGTAATTGGATAAGCTACGGGGCAATTTGGTGTAACCCGCCCTACTCTGATATTACGCCGTGGATATTAAAGGCAGCAGAACAATGCAGGAAGCAATTACAGACTGTTGTTATGTTAGTCCCAGCTGACACATCCGTCGGCTGGTTTAAATTGGCAATGGAAACAGTAGATGAAATTAGATTAATCACGGGCGGTCGCATTTCATTTATTAATGCTGGCAACGGAAAGCCAGTAAATGGAAATAATAAAGGTAGCTTGCTGTTAATTTGGCGACAGTTTATTAAATCACGTTGTATATTCACAACAATTGATAGAGATGAACTAATATCAACTGGTTCAAATATATTAAAGGAAATAAAATCACATGAAACTTATTAAATCACTACCGATAGAAACAAAGACCGTCGATTATTTCGGCATTCAATTAACAGTTCTGAGATTTATAAAGTATCTAGCCGCAGACAAAGACGGAATTATATATGCATATCTCAAAGAGCCGAGATCAAACGATGGATTATGGCTTGAATCTTCTAGCGCGACATTTGATTATTTTTCTATGCCAGTCGCGATTGTTGATTTAAAAGATATCGACTGGAAAGATACATTAGTTAAGGTGTGATATGGATAAATTACGTGCAGAGTTTGAACAATGGATGATAGATAAATATGGGAATAAAGTAGCTCAAAATGAGCCACGATAACTGGGCCCTTGAGAACGGACGCCGGGCAATAGCAAGGGAATGCTTACGTGAGCTAACTGCTCTTAACAAATACGACGATAAAACAGTCACAGCAATACTCGATAAATATACATCACGATTCAAATTAATTATGTCTGAGCATCAGAAGAAAAAAGCCAGTCCGAAAAACTGGCTTGCTCAGTATGTGAGAAATTTGCAAAAAGAACAAATATAAATCCATCAGATAATTGAGGTCAATATGGATGCGCAAACCTGCATTATTAGCGACACAGATATCGCAGAACTAACAGGATACAAAATCCCATCCAAACAATGCGAAGCATTAAAAGAGGCTGGAATATTTTTTGTAATCCGTCGAGATGGTAAACCCAGAACGACATGGGAGCATTTCAACAATCCGTTAACACAAAGAATTAGAAATATCCCATCTCCCCAAGAACCCAATTTCGGAGCTTTAGATTAATGGGAAGGAAACGTAAAAACTCAGCGGATAATTGGATGCCCCCACGAGTTCGCAGAGGGCGATCGGCTTATGAGTTCCTGACTCCAGATAGTCGAACTATCCGTTTATGTGGTTTTTCATCTACCCAAGCAGAAGTTTGGGTAGCATATGAAAAACTATTATCTGAGCAGAAAGAACAGGAAACACTTTCAGGGCTAGTGAAGGCCTTCTTCATTTCACCCGACTTTACAGATTTAAGCGCGGAGACTCAAAAAGATTACCATAAGTATTCAAACAAATTACTGCCTGTTTTTGGGAAGATGCTACCAGATAATATCAAGCCAGAGCATATCAGAAAATATATGGATAAGCGCGGGTTGAAGAGTAAAGTTCAGGCAAACAGGGAGAAGAGCTTTTTATCCAGTGTTTATAGATGGGCTTATGAGCGTGGGTTTGTTAAAGGAAACCCATGCAGGGGTGTGCGGCAATTTAAAGAAAAAGTGCGAGATCGGTATATTACCGATGATGAATACAATGCCCTCTATTCTGTTTCCCCTCCAGTCGTTAAAGTAGCAATGGAACTTGCTTATCTCTGCTGTGCCAGGCAGGCAGATGTTTTGGCTATGACATATGCACAAATAAGCGATGCAGGAATATTTATTAAGCAGGGGAAAACAGCCGTTGCACAAATTAAAGGGTGGACAGAGCGACTAAATAACGTTATTGAAATGAGTAAATCGTTACCGCTAGCGGACGGGATTAGTAGTATATATGTAGTTCACCAACGTAAAGGTTCCAGATATACCAGGGATGGATTTAATAGTAGATGGAGCAAAGCACATGAAGAAGCTGTCAAAAAATTTCCGGAATTAGATTTCAATTTTACATTTCATGATCTGAAAGCGAAGGGGATATCTGATTTGGATGGCCCGCTAACAGAAAAACAAAAAATTTCAGGGCATAAAAATATTACTCAAACTGCTAGATATGACAGAAAAGTGAAAATAGTTCCTGTTGTTGGTGGTCAAGAAAAATAGCTGTTATATGTGATAATTTAATGCCAAGGGACTTATAATCCTTTCTATTTCGAGCCCTTTTATCTTCACTATATTAATTATTTACGGTTTTTAATTAATTGATTTTGTTAATCGACAAAACTTCTTTTTATAGTGAAAATAGAAAGTAACTATCTGATAAATATCATTATAACACCTGATTTAAAATCCCTCGGCCTTAAGGCTGTGCGGGTTCAAGTCCCGCCCTGGGCACCATATAGAAACTTACTGTAAAACAGTGAGTTAGGAAAAAGAAAAGGCCACCGCAAGGTGGCTTTTTTTCGTGATGGAAATCACTATATCCTTTCATTATACTCTTTACCTCGGCTGTTCCGGCCATTCAATATCGGGAGACAGCGAAATATTTACTCTATTGAGCATTACCCTATATTTTTTCCATGTCAGTAAAGCGGATTTTTCTACTTCGGTAGCGATATCTAAATCAACAGCATCTTGCAGTAATGTAATGAATTCATTCGCGTGTCGCAACAGAATTACACGCTGCTGCTCCGCTTGTTCAATCTGATTTGCTTTTAGAGCTACATTATCAGTGACCCATTTTGTGCCATCCCATTTATCAAAATCAGTGGTCGGTTGCTTGAAGGTTAGAGTTTCAGGTAATTCACCCAGTTCAGTGATTTTCTGTTGAGTTCGTGTTAACGTGTCGTAAGCTATTTTCCCCCGATAATCAGGGACGATTTCCCAACACTTACCGTCTTCACTGCGACAAACAGCCACATCATCAGAATCGGGAAAGTCTGGTGCATCTAAATAAGAATTCGCTGACAAACTGACACCGAGCATGACATGTTCAATATCAGCGTGAGTAAATTCTCTTGTTATTTGATCCGTGTGATAAACTTTTATCCAGCCGGCTTGAATTGCTAATCCGTCTTCACCCAATACGGCGGTTTCATGTTCTAAAGCGTATTTTTGTTCTGTCATTATGCTGCATGCTGCTGCTCTCACTATGTAGTTAAATGCTATATTACGGGGCCTCGATACCCCTATAAATGCGGAATTCGCAATCCAGTCTGCCTGAGCTTTATAATATACAGCTTTTACCGAAGTATTTTTATTTTGGGGAATATCCCACTGCAATTTTGCAAACTCATTGCGTGAGAGGGTAATCATAAAATTATTAGCCCGATCAACATTCTGTAACAAATAAGCCCCTTCTTGCCATGACAATATTGAACGAGATGGGTCCACATTTCGACCACTGTCCCAGCCACGGATAAATTCTCCCCTTAGGTCGGGCAATCTGCCGTCAGGATAAGCTTCTGCTAACTTTGGGTACTGCAATTTATTGAAAAATGCACCGTTACAAACGAGATAGTTGATAGGTGGATAGGGTAACGGCCACGGAATGGGGGAACCCACAGGGATATTAATTTCTTCACGTAATGAATTTATTATTTCCTGAGCAAGTTTTTGTGTAACAGCCAATGTATTGCTATTGCCAACCACATTTGTAAGTTGAACAATACCTTTCTGTGTTAATGAAGCATCAGAAACTTTTGTTTTTTGTTCCAGTGCTCTATTTAATTGAGCGTTGAGTTTATCTATATTCCCATCATCCAGAACATCATTGCCAGATTGTGTGGCGATAAAATTAGCGACTACAGAGGATATCGTGGACGACTGACGTAATGCCTTATTTAGCATATCAGTGGTAATACCATCTTGTGGAAACCCAGTCTGCAAATTCTGATTTGCTTCATATCCTTCTTGGCTAATTACATTAGCATTATTACCAATAGAAAAAGCTTTAAAATCATTTTTTTGACTCATATCCTTACTCCTTAAGAAAAATAATATTTTTTATAATCAACATATTTAATTACTGTAAAAATAATCCGCCGGTAATTCATTAAAATCAAAGTCTAGTTCAGAAAGAAGAGTAATACAGCATTCCTATTTATTAGGAGATTGACTATTTTTATATAATTAGCGGCAATAAGTAATTAAATATTTTAGAATTGAAAACATGCCCAAACCATTTATATTTAACATCTGAAAACTATTCTCTCTATTCGTAGAACCGATGGAAAAGAAAATTTTATCTATCAATAAAAAAGGCCACGCAATGCGCAGCCTTTGAACGTGTGTAATAAGTTGTTAACTAATAGCGAGATTCAATCTTTTACCAAGAACATTTAACGCGCTTTCTACCGTGTCAATCTTCGTGTTGTGACGCAATGAGACTATACGTTGAACATCTTGCGGAAACGTTCCTATTTTTCTCGCTAGCTCTGCATTATTTGTTTTTGTTTGCAGCATTGTATTTAACAACAATACATTAACTGCAACACTTGCCGGAACATCAACAAAGGCTTCATCTCCATTAGACTTTCTATTTCTAAGCTGCCTGTACGGCAGTGCACCTCGATTTGGTTTGTCTTGGCGTTATGAACAATTTCTAAGCTGCCTGTACGGCAGTGCACAATTTCACCAACAATCATTGCATCAGGGTCTATTTCTAAGCTGCCTGTACGGCAGTGCACTCAAGCCAGATTGAGAAATACAACAACCTACTTTTCTAAGCTGCCTGTACGGCAGTGCACGTACCTGCTGCGTATCATCCCTGACTCTTTCATTTCTAAGCTGCCTGTACGGCAGTGCACTGTTACATATTAACTCCAACTCACTGACTATCAAAGAATATATTTATCAAAAGCAAAAAAACCCTTTTTTATGAGACAGGTTAAATTTCATTAAAAATCAATGAATTATAGTTGGTCGTTAAAAAAGGGTAAAAATTACAAGTGAAATAACCGAACGGTGGATGAGGTAACGGCCACGGAATAGGAGAACCAACAGGAATTTCATTGACTGTTTTAATCCGGTTATCTATCTCCTCGCAGGTATATTCACGTAATGAATTTATGACTTCCTGAACAAGCTTTTGTGTAACCGCCTATGTGTTGCTATCGCCAATCACATTTGTAAGCCGAACAACGCCCTTTTGTGTTAATGAAGCACTGGGAATGTCTGTTGTAATTTTTTGCTCTAGTGCTTTATTTAATTGAGTGGTGAGTTTGGCTATATTTCCATCATCCAGAACATCATTGCCAGATCGTGTCGCGATAAAATCAGCCACGATAGATGATATGGTTGATGCTTGACGTAATACCTTATTTAATAAGTGAGTAGGAACATTATCTGGTGTAAATCCAGTCTTCAAACTTTGGTTTTCTTCATATTTTTCTTGATTTACCACATGCGCATTATCACCAATAGAAAAAGCCTTAAAATCATTCTTATAACTCATGTACTTTCTCCTGAAATTAAATAATGTTATTTTATAATCAATATATTGAATTATTGTAAAAACAATCCCTCTTGCAATTCACGCCAATCACTGTTAATACAACACCTCAATTCTATAGCCCATTCCCTGATCATTGGCAGTTTTTAATAATATTTACAATTGCCTCTAATACATTATTACTCTTGCTAACTATTAGCACTGTTATTTTATTTTTCAGAAAGTCAAAGAAAGCCCTCTCGTTTATACCCTATGGATTTCAAGATGCATCGCGACGGCAAGGGAGTGAATCCCCGGGAGCATAGATAACGATGTGACCGGGGTGAGCGAGTGCAGCCAACAAAGAGGCAACTTGAAAGATGACGGGTATATACGCTTTTTTGTTCCACTGGCGAACCACCTGATCCCTAATACTTAGGCATTTTGGCTAACGCTGGTATACCGCCGGCTTTCTTTACTGCTATATCCAGTATGTTCATAAAGGTTTTCTTTTTTTACTAACAACAACAAACAAAATACAATAAATACTTTAAAAATAAAGTTTTGCTTGCTATAAAAATAAAAGCCTCGCTTGTATATTTAAGGCATGAAAACAATGCACGAAAGAATCAAGCAAGCTCGGCTTGCAAAAAAATTAACTCAAGCTGAACTAGCAGATATGCTTGGTGTTACTCCACAGTCTGTACAACAGTGGGAATCAAACACAGAACCAAGAAAATCAAGGCTAACAACATTAGCATTTATCCTTGACGCTGATGTGAACTGGCTTTTATTTGGCAAAACACTCAAAAAGGGTGAGGACCAAGTTCCACCTGATAGCAAGTGGACAACTATTGCGCAATGGGACAACAACATGCTACTAGATGGCGATGAGGTGAAGGTGCGGTTCTTAAAGGATATTGAATTCGCATGCAGCAATGGTGGATGTGTTGATGCGGATTATAACAGCTTTAAGTTAAGATTTTCCAAAGCAACATTAAGAAAAATTGGCGCACCAACTGACGGCTCTACAATTATTTGTTTTCCTGCTAAGGGCGACAGCATGGAGCCAGTTATCCCGGATGGAACAGCAATAGCAGTAGATATCTCTAATAAGAAAATTATTGATGGAAAAGTGTATGTGATTGAACAGGATGGATTAAAGCGTCTTAAATGTCTTTACAGACGCCCGAGAGGAAAATTACTTATCAGAAGTTATAACCGTGATGAATACGAAGATGAAGTTGCAGATAAAGATCAAGTGAACATCATCGGGAGAATGTTCTGGTATTCCGTTTTAGATTATTAA